GTTGTTAATCAGGGTAGTGAGCACGGTACCGGAATAAACGACACATTCTGTAGGTCGGAGAGTGACTCTCACCGGTTTACCGTTTTTCTCCCGCTTCATAGTAAGTGGCAATCGGCATTGGTCGACAGTCCTTAAGAGGTACTCTCGGAATTCAGAGCTGGGTACAATCTCACAAACCTTGTCAAAGACGCATTGGTGATTGGATCGGTCACAGCTGCTAATGTCAGTGTTATAAACACGTCCATCATAAGCAATTACCGAATCGTCACTGTAATAAATGCATCTAGGTTCGTTGTCGTTCGCCCAGATATACTCGAAAGCCTGCTTGAGGTTATCGTTGTCTGGTGTGACAAAAAAGCAGGATGCTCCATTAAGGTTGATCCTACCCTCCATCGCCGTTTTTATCAACTTACTTACAAAACCCCCAAGTAGACTACCAACAACGGTGAAGTCGTTGATCAACCTGGGATATTTGTTGGGCTTAGCCCATTCAGCGAGTTTCATCTTACCCTGTACCACATTCACGAACGTATGGTGGCGGGTGCCAGTATCGGATAAGAGCCGGGTGAAAGCAGCAACCCTGGCTCTCTTCTTTGGATGAGGAGCGTATACATACTCCTCGAACTGCTGATAACAGTCTAAACTGTCTGTCAAAAGGATGAAACGATTTCTTACTTGCCCAATGTAATCCTCCAAGATGTGGTTATTTTTATAGAATTTTTCTTGGTTTATTTTCATCTTGGATTCTTCAGCAAGATCCGCACCCGCTATGGTGGTTAATCGTGTTATTGCTTTATTGTAGTTATAATCACAATCTGCATACACGACCCCATTATGACGTATGTACGGTCCGAAGACTGTACGGTAAACCTTCTCATGGTGTGGGTTATATAACCCATCAAAAGTGGTTTCGCCATTTTCCATCACGGACTCGCTCTTACTAAAACGTTCACCTTCCACCGTCTCTTTATTTACATCACATACAATCGGGATAAAGCGAAACCAGTCCATGCATTGTATCCCATCTATGCATGGACTGAGCCGTTTAAAGACTTGATGGCCTGAATTTTGCATGCAGCACCTAGAGAACCACGGTAGTATCTTATAAGGGATTCGTGGTAGAAAACCAAACATGTATCGTGCAAAACGTTCAT